GTATCTCTAGTCCTAATAGAGTTGTAGTATGCTCCCTTTTTAAAGCCCGACCGCGACACGTTTCTTCGGTTGCAGCTATTTCCCCTATGAGTGGCGGCGCGAAGATTGCACCACCTGTTATCATCCCTAACCCCGTTGATGTGGTCCACCACTGCTGGTGTGTCCAGGCCCTGTAACTCAAAGGCCAAGCGGTGGGCTTTACACATCTTTCCTTTGTACCAAACTAGTAGGTAGCCACCAGAGTAACTGCCCTTCGGCACACCATCCTTGGTTATAACACCAGTAATGGGGTCATATTTCCACTCAGGGTTTGCTCTTTTGTTTTCTTTTAATCTCATTAGCCATCCTATTGAGGTCGTGTGCCAACTGCAGGGCTGCGTCTGGTTCCAGGTTGAGAGATAGTATATCGCCGTAAGCCAGAGGGTCAAACTTTTTACCGCTTTTCACTATGGCGATACTGAGGTGTCCCTCTAACTCCCAGTGTGGCTGAACCAGCATGTGCTGAAAGTTATCTACCTGTCTAGTGCTGTTATAATAGAGCACCGAATCTGGAACCGGGGGCAGCTCGTCTTCTGGCTCTTGGTATAGTTCGAAGTTTGGTGCGTACCACGGGCGGGGGTCCGCCTTATCGCGCACCCCATCCAACTGTAACCAGTAACCACCTGCGCCAACATCCGTTACATTGTAATAATTCTTAACGCCCTGAATTAGCCAGAACGCTTGGCTCTTAACTGTACGAACAACTTTATCGCCGACTTTAAACTTAGACATAATCAACCCTCCACAATATTATCGTATCCGCCCCAGTCTTCTACGACTCGGGTGCCTAGTTCAATCAGTTCTTCTTTGAAGCCATAATCGGAGAACACCATGATGTACTCCGCCGCCTTCTCTGGATTCTCCTGCACCCAGCTAACCAGTTGTTGTTTAGAAAGCTGTGACACTACGCGGAACGCAGCCAGTAACTGCGGGTCCTCGTCCGGCGGCATATCCCACGGCTGCCGTAAACTTAGTGTCGATGCAGAGAGCCATTGGTCTGGCTCTACTACCCTAGGGTCCCGCTCAATAGGGAGGTGCGAGAACGTACCCTCTTGCAGTACCCGCTCAAGCACTTGCCCCAGGATGTTCAGGTCAAGTACCTCATCCGGGGTGTGCTCGTGCATGTACCCTATACCGACGTTGGTGCACTCAGGGATAATGCCAACGAACTCGGCTGAGTCAGTGTACACCCCTTTCTGTAAGTGCCGCTCCGTGCGTCCCAGGCGCTCTGCTAGGGTCGTGGCAAAGGTGTCAGAGCAGCAGCGCATATACCTTTGATGCGTAATGATACCGTCGCCGCGGCGGTCGAAGCTAATCATCGCCTTGACCCCAGTCCAAAATCCAGAGTCATCCTTGACCGATGCAGCACTACCCTCGCAGCCAACCTCTTCATCCACGAAGAAGCAGTAGCGTCCGTGCACACCCCGCCGCAGCATCTCCAGCATCAGGTAGATACCGGCACCGCAGTCCGCACCTAAACAGTCAGCCCGCTGCGGATTCTTTACGAACAGTACACCCTTGTTAGTGCAGCCGACGTCCGGCGCAGCGCTGGTTGGGCGGGCCACCGTATCAAGATGAGACGTAAACGCTACGTCACTTTGCTCTGAGTCCCCCACCAACACGAAGTAGTTCCCGTGCTTGTCCTTTACGTAGTGCTCCCCACTACCCAGCGCTTGCATAAGAAGCGGCTCGAACCACTTAGTGCTACCCCAGCTAGGCCGGTGCGTTTGCAGTATCTGCAGGAGCAGCTGCATATCAATCCCGCGTATACTCAAGAACATTAAGCTGCCTCCTCTGCTTCTTCTTCGTCATCGTTTCCCAGATACTTCTCTCCCAGGCAATCAGCTGCATGCTCAGTTAGAATTAACCCGTGCACTGGGTGTTCTTCTGCGTGTTCAACAAGCACCTCAAATCCCTGCGCATACACCAGTTCTGCTTGGTCGTGCACTGTGCCTTCTATATCACACTCCGCAACATCCGGGTTATACACATACTCCCCGTGGTAATCAGACCAAGTACAGTCGTATCGGTTATGCAGACCCTCACGGCCAACTACGTACACAAAATCCCCGTTTTCGACACAACCGTCACACACCATATCGCCGTCGGCAGTTTCGTGCATGTCATCTACTGAGTAGCGATTCTCGCAGCAGCAGCACCGGGCAGACTCAGTGCCCACGTAGATGTACCCACCGGCTTCTTGTGCCTCGTACTCATAAGCATCACGGATTACAAAGGCGTCTTCCCCGTGTTCGTCTACACCGCACTGGTTGCTATCTAGATAAGGCATCAGCACTGCACCGCTATATTCCGGGTGTGGTATCCGCGCCAGCATCACCCCTTCGAGACACTCAGTGTTTCTGGTGTATCCATGCCCACGCAGGATTGCATCCGCAGCATTGCCGTAAGCACGGACGTACTCGTTAGTTTCTGTGTTAACGATTGCCCGTGCCTGCACTTCGAAATCGTCACCGAACAGCTCCCCGGTGTACTGGATGAACAGGCGCAGCCCGTTATCTGGCAGCCCGTGACTGGTAGTAGCATACGTCCGCACAGGGCTATGCTCAAAGAGGTATCCGCTCATGCAGCTACTCGGGCCGTTCTCGTATGCGTCGTACCATTCCTGCTCGGTCTTGCACAGGTATGTCGTAGGGTCTACGTTCATAGCCTTGAGGTCTTCGATAGCATCGCGGAAGTCTACGCCATTGCCGTAGTAGTTAGCAAGCCACTTACCTACGCGCATCTCCACGCAGCGATACTCAGTAACTGCGGCGAAGTCCTTGTGCATGCGCGGCTGCCCCAGCATCACGATAGGCTCACCATTGCGGAAACCAAAGCCCAACGGCACAGCGAATCTAGATACCACAAAACCGTGCAACTTCATGAGCAGCGCCGCGGCGTGCACGTCTCGGATGTAGCTGCCGTAATCGTACCCAGTATACGCCCGGCGCTGCTGCTCTTCTGGTGCAAGCATAATGCGTTCGAATAACTGCACGGCCTGCTTGTGCACCTTGTAACCGGTGAACTCTTCTACACTAGCAACTACGCGCTCAACCACTACATCATCGCCATCATAGAAGTCGCGGCGACGTTCCCAGAACTTGTTGTCGATAGCGACCCGCGCCGGGGTAAGTAGTTCGAAGAAAGTTCCAGACCGGTACAAGTCCACCTTTTGCAACGGACCGGCAGCCTTGTACATGTCACGATATTTCGGATGAAGTGCTCCGCCTATAGTGACCTCTAAGCCCGGCGTGTACGCGCTTACAGTGTGGAGACCCATAAGCGCCTGCAGTGGGCCCTCAGTGTGAGGATGGTCAGCGCCTTGCATTTGCAAGTCCTGAAACGGGGTCCAGTAATCGCCGCTGGAATACATTGATTCTTTCATCGGCAGTGCGTTTGCACCTTCCGGTAACACTACTTTCCATTCGATAGGTGCTGTGTTAGTTTCCTGCATTTTCATTTGCTCCTGAATAGATTCTTTGAGTTCGTCAGTAATAACAAGGTCAGCGCGCATACCACACAGAAAGTTGTCGTTGCTTATAGTACGAGCGCACAGCCGCCCTGAATCTTGTGTAAGCTCCACGATACCCGTACCGTAGTAGTGCTGCGACCACATCGAACGCAATGAGGTCTTGCAATATCCGCGCGGCAGATTCTGTATACTCGCGATAGGTTGTGAGCACCACCGCAGAGTCCTGCTTACGAACTCGGAGGAGTCTACGCTCGACCGGTATGATTTGCTTGAGTTCATTAGGAACCTCTTTGAATGTTTCCCAAGTGCAGCCGCACTTGCCCTGCGTTTCCAGCAGACGCCAAATCAGCAGCGCTGTTTCGTCTACTGTGAGCATATGCTATCCTTGAACACCGCGTTGCGGGCCACGAGTACGTTATGTGGCCCTAGGATTAAATCAACAGCTGGAACAAGTGATTGTTTCCACTGCTTGGTGTTTTTGTCGTAATATTCAGCGCGGGCGTATACGCTGGAGTCCAAACGAACTCTACGGTAGGTCCCGAACGTATTAAACACGTCATACTTAATCATACTACACCTCGCACATTAAACCGTAAGCAGTAACCACGCAGAGTCATACCAAGGCGCTGCGCTTGCTTCTCATAGTGCTGGCGCAGTGCTGCCTTTGCGCTGTACTCCCGCGCCAGCCCTTCGATTGTTGGTTGCTGCCCACGCATCAGCAGCGTTTCAGGATTCTTTCCGTGCATACCCTACCTCAAATATCGTTGTTGCTCTTACCATCCACAGTGAGCGTCACAGCGGCGTCCGGGTACTGCTCCTGCACCGCCGCAAAGATACGCGCGCCCAGCTCTTTGCAACCGCCCTCGGGGTCTTCAAAGAGGTTGTACTCAGGGCGCGGCTGCGGTTCCTGCGTCGCTGGTTGCTGCAATTGCACTGTGCAGTACGGGATTGGGTTGCTTACGTCGTTACCCAGCACCAGCATAGCGCTGGTCACAATGATGTTGAATACATTAACCATAGAGTTGTCTCCAGTCGTTGATAATGCCAAGATTCACGGCGTCCAGCACAGTGCGGGCAGCCATTTCGGTGTAGGTATCCACAAATTCTAAAGGGGATTCCTGATTAGTGTCTTTGTCAGAGAATATAACCACAGTGTAGTTGTATTCTGCGTATACCCGATTGCACCACACGGGCCAGAGTTCATGGCCCGGATAAACCAGTATTGCTTTCATATGAAACCCCATACGCTAGTTGCATTCACATAGCGCCCCGTAGGACGCTATAGGCTTGCTACTAGACCAGTTGGAAACCATACCCTAGCCGGGTCACTACCGCCTCCCCCTTATCGTCTGCATCTATCCACAACTCATCGCTGTGCACTACGCGCAGTCCGTGCGGGTTTATTTCGCCAAACTTGGGCCGTTGGGCACTATAGGTCTTACCGGGAGTCAGGTCCCGGTGCCCTGCGCGGACCAGAAAACCCATATCCAGTTTTGCGGAATCCGGGACATACTGAACCTGTAAACGTGTAGCCATAGCATTGTTCCTTTTAGTTGGCATGATTGCCCTCTAGGGTACTCGTTAGAATACCCTATGAGAAATCACGCGGCAGCTTTCAAAGTTGCATCCAGTACAGCACGTACATCCACACCCTGACTGATAAGCATGCTCACCAAGTCAGAGTCGCTTACACCAGTCTCTTTGGCCTTCTTGATGGCGCTCTTAACGCGCCCCAGCGCTTGCAGGCGCACTGCATCGGCATCCAGCGCATCATTCTTCACCCGCTCCGCTTCGGCGGCGTACAGGGCCATACAGGAGCTATAGAAGCTGGCTACGATAACCTCGCGGCCCTGCTTGTCAGCTTGTTTGTAGTCGAGACGCATAGTGTCCAGTTCGATGCCCAGCTTCTCAGCAGACGCATAGCACTTCTTCGCGTTGAATTCATACTTGCCGGAATCTTTATTAAACTTGATAGGCAGCAGCGTACGCAGCACCATATCGAAGTCAGCAGCATCACTGCGCTGCATATCCGTAGCCCAAGAAACGTTGCTACTAATCAGGCCGTGGAACAGGGCGCTGATAGTGATGTTACGCTTTGCTTCTACTACGTCGCCCAGCGCTTTGCGGATACCTGCGGCGGCAGTGAGTTTAAACACGTTTGCAGTTGAATTGGTCATGATGCACCTCGTTGATTGATTTACTATCGGTTAATTTCACATAGCGCCCCATAGGACGCTATAGGCTATTAACCTTCACCGTAGCCAACCATTTGGCACCTCCCTAGTTGCTTAGGTAATTACTTCACATAGCACCCCGCAGGATGCTATAGGCTGTAATTATCGGCCAAACTGGCCAGCAGTGTACCAACCTTGCGGAGCCTTACTGCTACCATTTGTTTTGGTCTTACCGCGTACGCTCTTGCTAAACGTCGCAGATTGCTTCATCCGCATATACCCTGCACGATTCAAGGCGTCCCGGCGCTTTCTAAGTTCCGGGCCGGATAGCTTCTCAAGACCTTCGAATTGTTGTTTCAATTTATCTCGGTACTTCATTAGTGTGCTCCTTATAACGTTTTAACGTTTGACGGGTTAGATTCTGGCGGAATGTACATGCCCGCCTAAAACCTAACTCAAACGTCCCTAGCTCAGCGGTTGCTAGGATACCAGCAGTTTAGCTGCCAGCTTTCGAGTACGACCCACTGCACGACCGTGGAAGGGACTCAACCTCTCGACACTATTCTTTTAGGGGACAGTGTCTCAGCGTCCCCGCCGTTTGTCGTCTCAGCTCTTGACCTTACTTCTTTACTGCTACTGACTGTCTAGGATTGGTCGTCAACGTACCAGTCAAGGTACTGGGCCTCCCCGCAAATCAGCTTACTGCTTACTTCGGGATTCAATCTAGCTTATGTTCTTCGCGGTGTCAACTCTTTTTATCGAGTGTCTAACCCTTCACACTATCTAGCTTTAATCCAGCGGAGCCTCCCGGCTCGGCCCCGGTTAGCGCCTCAGCGCCTCCCGGTGATTGAACTATAGTCCCATTGAACCAAAAGAAGCAAGCACTTTTTTTTTAAACTTTTTATCTCTTAGAGCAAAAAGGGTAAGCAGGGCAAATACTTAGAGCCATACTAGGGATAGTTCTAGGGATAGCCCTGTGCCAGCACTGGCTGCAACCACTGCTAGCCAATACTACTTAATACTATGTAGAGCGGAACGCAGTGCCCGTACGCAGTGTAAGGGCACGGAGTGATGCGGTGACTATGTAGGTATGTCAGCCTACTGCGTAGGCACAGGGACATACTAGTGAGTGCCTAGTGAGTAGTAGTGTATATAGTGCCCTAAAACCCTCCTACTCCGGTTACTTCATTTCATAATAGCTTTCGAATGAAAGTAAGAGCAAAGGGACAGCAAAGGGATAGTGCTGGGATAGTGCTGGGATAGTGGATGTGCGCCCTAGTGGGGAGCGCGCAGCGTAGCATATACTCGGCACAATGTAAAGCACTAGAGATAGCCCTAGAGATAGCTCTAGAGATAGCATATAGACGCACTAGCGGCGCACTGGGCGGCCCACTAGAGGCCCACTAGACACGCCCTATGGTTCCGCAAAATAAGCAAGGCAGAGCGCACCCCTACGGCCCACAGGGAGCGCACAGGGATAGCCCTAGCGCCTCACAGCACGCCCCCAGTGCTCCATAGAGCGCACAGGAAGCGCCCTAGTGAACGCACAGGGATAGCCGTAGGGTAGCACTAGCGATAGCCCTAGCGCAGCACAGAGAGCCACTGAGAGCGTCCTAGGCGGTACGCGAATACTAAGGACGCACTAGCAGGCCCCAGCAGCCCACTAGGGCCGCCCTTTGGCCATCTAGACGTCCAGACATATAGACATCTAGATGCCCCCCCCCCTAAATTCTCCCAGGCCGCCCCCTATGGGGGAAATTGGGCGCGTTCAGGGTGAGGGAGGCCCAAGGGTGAGTATAATAATTTTTGGTTTCAGGTATACACCTGCCCTCGATGGAGTGCGCACCACCCAGTTCCAGATTGTGGGTATAACAAAATACTTATAATTAAAACCGCTCAACCATCCACGAGTGTAAAATACAGGTATCTGTCTCTGTAACCACTGAGCTATCAAAGGCCAGGTGAAGCTGAACAGATGCACAGTATTTTGGCACGGTGTACATTAAAATAAATCGTGCCCATTCGCCTAGAGTCTCAGACACAGAAAAATTCTGTATCTCAACCATGTTACCGAAATAATCAAACGACCGGAGGTTCGGGGTATAACCCAGACTGGAGCGCTTTACCCATCCGGATATTTGAATATCCTCTCCGGGAACTACGGGTACCTGTACCCAAACAGCTTTCTGCCCTGTCACTAACAGTGCGGTGTCAAACTGTATATTGGTAGGAGGGTAGTCAGTGCTACTTCCAGTTGTACCTGCACCATTAACTTGCACAGTGCCTGCTGTTACCGCAGCGGCATTCATATCAGGGCTAATACGGGACCCGCGGCTAAAAATAATCCCGGTTTTTCTGGTCCCTGATTGAATAACGTTCCCAGACCCTTTGACTTTGGCATTACCCGCTACTGTAAAGAACTCTACGTTACTGTTATCTTCACCAGCCAGCGCGTAGTTATTAAAGAAGCAGTCACGTATTTCAAACCTAGCTCGACGGTCTGTACTGCGCATATAGCCAAGCTGTCTGGATGCGCCATTCAGTGCCCATTGACAGTTTGTAGCCGTGATTTTATACCAGTCGGCTCCGGAAGTGACATAAAAGTCAGGCGTTGTTACGTTTGTGTTTCGCTCAAAGTGACAACCAGTAAAGCGAATATCGCCTTTACCAACACCACTATCTGCGAGAACTACTGGCCCACCATAATCAAAACGGCAAAATGCAAACTCAAAGGTTGCAGCCCCTTTTACGTCATACAATGCTGCTTTACTGGCTCCAAAAATGCAGTTAATAAACAGGTTTAATTCACCAGCATCCGTTTCCCTGTCATTACGTATGTCGTAGGTATTTCCACGAAAGAACACGGTATCGAATTTAGCTGCCCAGTTGTTAGAGCCAAACCTTACACCGGTATCAAACCCCGTAACCAGACATTGGGCCATATGGAACGCAGGAACTTTACCAGGATCATCGTTATGAAGATTAAGGAATCGCCCAGTTGATTTTCCAAGGAATTTGAACCCTCTTACTACATTAGCCAGTGAATTCCAGATTGTCCCTGTAGAAGTAGACTCTTCTACAAAATCGAATGCGTAAGTATCCGCACATTGGGTGCAGTCAAAAACAGCCCCATTATGCCCAATGATAGAGAAATGCCTGTGGTTAATATAAGCCGTATTTAAAACCGGGACAGTTAACCCATAGACATGAAGGTCACAAAAGTTAGTGTTGCAGTATTCCAATGCTGTTTGCAAAGCGGCAAACTTCTCTGCAGCAGTTTCTGACCCTACCATAAATGCATTGAGAGCTACTGATTCACGGGTGTCTATATACCCCTGAACCGTACCAATGATACCTTCCGGGTATTTTGCAGCAACAAGCCGCCCGCCCATCCCATCCGCACTCGAAGCCAGGTTTTGGCGAAGTAACTGGTCTGTGCAGGGCTTCCAGTTTGAATCCGCTAAGGGGTTAGCGCCAGGCGCTACAACATGCGGCAGCGTACCAGCCCATATATAACACTGGCCACCTGCAATATACCAAACAGCATCAGTTTTACTGTTAGCAGTAGCGCCTTCTTCAAAGCTACCAGCAACAAGCGTCAAGCCTGCCTCAGCAAGACTACGACACCACTGTTCACGGTCATTATTCTTGCTCGCATAGTAAATTAAACTTGTAAGTGCCATTATATCCTCTGTCCTCTCATGAGTGCATTAACAGCAGACTCCAATGAGTCATACTGATTACCAATAGCCTTTGCTTGCCACTGCCTACGTTCCCACAATCCCCAGCACACCTTATTCCGCTGCCCATTAATATACTGAGAGCAATCAAAGGTCCAGCGGTTGCCGCCCTTGTACACCCAACCTGTGCCCGGGGACTTCTGTTGGTACTTGCTAATGTAGCGCCAGTCCAGCACAGCCTTTCCAGCCGCGGCGTAATTCAGGCTCTTGAGGTGCCGCTTCACAGTGCTGCCATTGAATCCAGCTACTCCTACATTGTAGATGAAGTCTATGGACCCAACCAGAGCTACGTCAGAGAGCTGCATAGGAAGCCCGTCAAGGGCCTTTGCATGTTCCCCTGCTGACTGTATCAGTTGCTTCTGACAATCGCTCAGAGAGGCTCTCTGGCCCATTTTGACGCTCTTTGTCTCCCCGTAGCAGATTGTAGGGACACCAGCGCTGTCCTTGTAGGCAGTTAGGCTCAGGCCCTCGTTGTGCTGTACTACGCCGGTAATGGCACCGCCAAGCATAGTAGCCCCCGTGAGGGCCGCAATAACCTTAGTCCTTAAACTCATATTTAATAGTCCCCTTACGTGCCTGCTCCTCTAGGAGCTTGAATGTACGTCTCTTGTAATACGCATTCCACGCCAAGGTTAGCACCGCGCACACAGTCGCAGTGATGAAGCTGATAGTGCTCCAGTTCCAGCTCATTAACTCTGCCAACCAACCTCCTGATACCGTAGCGCCGGTAACTGCTGCACCTGCCCGGGTAGCGAGGTCAGACCCAACCACGTCTCCTACCTTAATCATCCTGCTGCCCCTTCTTCCTGAACAGCTTACGAATCACCAGAATGACCACTAGGAAGACCAGAGGAATGCTGGCCCCAGCTAATCCGGCGAGGATAAGACTGTAACTATCATTGTTAACCACCTGCAGGCGCTCTGCCTGGATTGTCCCGGTGCTAATAGTCTGCACTTGCTTCTTACTGGACGTGTCCAAAGTACCTACGTTAGAATCTTGTACGTCGGTTTTATTGGTGGTGCTGGAGTCCACCTTGTTATTCAAGCCAACGGTTTGCTTGGTATTCTCGGCGCCAACCTGAGCAGATACATCCGGCTTAGAACCAACTAAGCCGGTGAGTGCAGAGGTCGCCGAGCAACCAGTCAGAGTAACCGCGAGCAGTAACCCAGCGACCAGCCTACGCATTAGCTAGCAGCCTTCACTGCAGCTACCGCGGCTTCTAGCGCAGCAATCTTGGTATCGAAGGCGGCACCAGTCTGAGCCACGTTCTGAGGCTGCGTAAGGATAGCGTACAGGTCCTTACCGAGAATGTTCAGCTGCCGCAGCAGCTCCTGCTGTTGCGCTGAGGTTGCTTTTGCAATTGCCATGTATACTCTCCTTATTCTGCCGCATCAGTAGCGGCTACGAACGCACTTTGTAGTGCAGTGAACGAATCATCAAACGCAGTACCAGAACCCTCTCCGAGCGGCATACCTGTACCCGTAAGGGCGACGTAGCCTGTCTTAGAGAGCTGCGACAGCATGCTGAACAGGCGCGCCTGCAGCGTACCGTCATCCTTGAAGGCTGTACCGGCACGGGTAGCCGTATAGCCCTGGGACTGCATGTACGTGAAGAACGCGTTCAGCTTAGTCAGGGCAGTCGTACCTACGAAGCCTACGTTGTAGTCCGGCTGCACCTGCTTCTCCAGGTTCTGGCACGTGCCTACAATGGCGTACTGGACGTCCGCAGTTTTAGCTGCGATGATTGATGCCATTATCTTCTTCCTCTATGTTGTTTACCTCTGCCCCGGTTATGCAGCCGAGCAGCTACACCTCGAAGGCCCTTAGACACTTTGCTCTGTGCCCAATCCAGCGGGTTCTCAATGAAGGCCCGAGCCATCTTCTCAGACTCACGCTCAGCCACTACTTTCTCATCTTCTACCAGATGTCCGTTCAGCGTAGCCACCATCATAGCGATTGCGTCTGCTCGGTCATCCTTAGCCAGGCTGCCGCGGTCATACGTGATTCCGGACAACTGCGCGAACGCAGAGTACAGCCAGCGTCTATCGCGGGAGTACGCCATACAGGTGCTGATATCGTCGTGAATAGCGCGCTCATGCACCACCAGGCGGTGCCGACGAGTAACTGGGCTGATTGTGTCGATTATACGACGCTCTTTCTGTGTGGAGTTGTTCAGGTCCCTTACGCCGATACCGGCGAGACGTCGCTCCCGCAGCCGGTTCAGGATAAGCATAGACACGGTACCGTGCCCCATGTTGCTCTCCACCACCATATCCGGGATGTCCAACTCTACGCACAGGTCAATCAGTTTATCAATGTTCTCTTCGCTGATACCTCCTTGGAAGCCGCCCACGGAGAATAGGTGAATATACGAGTTCGCAGCACCCCCAGCAGCGTAGGACACTTCGTCTCCGCCACAACCCGCTGGGTCCACCACCAGCACCTTATGCTGGTACGGCAGGTGCATATCCCCGTAGAATGCCGGGGAGTACATCTGCTGACCCATAATCCCCTCATGCTCGTGCTGGTACAGGTACCGGCGGTCCGCGATGTAGGAGAACGTCTCCGGGGAGGAATCCTGACTGCCAGAATAAACCAGCATATCCGAAAGCTTGATGCGAGTACGCATCTGGTCGGACAGAGTGGTGTCTAGCATGTACTGCAGCTGGAAGCCTTCCGGACCAAAGTCCAGCTCCTTCTCAATCAGAGCATCCTCGTCATAGCGCCCAGTGTCCGTACTCTCGCCTAGCGTCCCATCGACACCGAAGCCGGTGCGTTTATAGCCGCGCTCAATAAGCTCCAGGATATAAGGAGCAAGTGTACTTCCATATCGCTCTTCCATTTCAACAGACGGAATGCGCCCGGGCCACACGCGGACCTCGAAGCCACGTCCCGGCAGGGTTTTATAGATGCTGTCCTTGGTCTGAGGTGTACCCAGGTACAGAATATCTCCATGAGTACAGATAGCTGCGAAGTCTTTAGAAATCATCAGTAGCTGCTCACGCTGGGTTTGCGTTAAGCCGTTCTTGGTGGTCTCGATATCATCTGGAATCAGCAGGTCCGCACGCTTCCCCTGCAGGGATGCAGTGATACCTACACAGGCTACGCTGGCGGACTTATCCAGAGGTTTCAGGTCGCAGTGAACATCATAACCTTCGAATGAAGTACGGTCCCCACGAGTAGAGTCAGCCTTCAAGTAGCACAGCAGCGGCCAGGTTTCCAGCATACGAATGATTAAGTTAGCTACATCGGACGCCTGCTTCTCAGCACCGGACACAATCAGGATACGGCAGGATTGGTCCTGTATGAGCCTCCAGACAGCGTAGAGCGCAGCTAGTGTAGACTTAGCCTCACCACGCTGCGCAGCCACCATGCGCTTCCTAGGGCCCTTCTGCATGTACTCTGCAATGTTAGCCTGCATATCCGTGAGCGTAAATCCCAGGAACCGCATACCTATGTACGCAAATTCCCGGAAGTCGCTTAGTGCTGCGGCCATCATCATCGCGATGTCCTCGCGCTCCTCTTTGGGAATACTGCGCGGATTCGCGCTATAACCAGTAAGTTTCTGGTTGAGCATGCGCAGTCTTCGCGCAGTCTTCACCGATACCATTAGACAATTCCTTCTAGTAAGTCCTCTGAGTCTGAACCACCAACTTTGTTTAGAATCTCTTGCTTACGCGCCTCTCTGCGCGCAGACAGTTCGTCATCGAACTCGTCTCGCAGGTCCTGCATCTCCTCGGAATCTGCATCCGCGGTGATGTCATTATCCTTCAAGAACTTAGCAATGACCGACTTATCTGCGGCGGGGAGCGGCACCTCATCTTCCTTGGACTGCTTGATTTCTTCAATCAAGGCCTCGGTGAACATCCGGTGCAGCTCCGAGAGGCGACTACGTTTAGCCGCCCCCGCCATTATACCTCCCAGTAAATTATGTATTAATTATCCCAGCGGTACGGAGGGACGCCAAGAGTGCATTCAGCTGCACTGCTACGTTGCTAGTATCCGTGCTGTCAGCTACAGCAGCAGCCGCCCCTTTATACGCTAACGTACCTAAAGAACTAACAAAGTTATCGAAGGCAGCCTCGGTGGTGTAACCATCACCAGCCTCTACGTCTGCACCTAATCTAGCAGCAACTAAGGTACCAGCTGGCAGTTCCTCTGCGAATAACAAGGCGCCATCCACCACCTCGAAGCTATACCCAGGAACCTGGGATACTCCGTTCAGATAAACAACAGCCTTACTGAACTGTATTTCGGGTACAACCGTGTCAGTAGCCTCCGATAGTACTGTGAACCACGGGTAGCTTACAGTAACTTTATCAGATATAAAGGTCTGCTCTAAGTTAGTTACCCTAACCCCCAGCGCATCGTCGGCAGCCTTCCGTGTAACAGCCTCGGCCTGTACAGCAGACACCCACCCTGAATGCTCCGCGTCAATGCGCTGCCCTAGTAAGGTATCAGCGGCATCGACATACGCTTTAGTGGCAGCATCTTGGGCGTTGGTTGGATTAGCTAAGTCGGTTATGCGATATCCGTTCATACTAATAGTGCCGTAGAATCGACCCTCCACCAGTTCTTGCGCCAGATGTAAGAACTGCGTGTTTTGGGAGTCTACGTTTACCTCAATGAACGGAGAACCACTGGCGAACTCGATGTACAGATACTCTCGCTCTGTCTTACGGATTAGCAGCACAGTCGTGCTTGCTGCCAAGGCTGTATTTAACCTGATATTAGTAGCGCTGGTCCAGGTGTACCCAGTGGTTTCCACACCGTCTAGGTATACATGAATATAGGACTTGTCCAAATACTCAATATCGCACTGGATATCCTGGGTACCAGCTGGCTTGATTTGTTCTTGCCAGCTGAATGCCATATTAATCGTCTCCGAAGTTATTGATGATAGCTCGCGTAGGTGCGAATTCCTGGATTAACGGGACCTGCTTAGTGAAGGTCTTGATATCCATATTACCAGTAGCCAGGTCCTGTACAGCCCCAAGCAGCCCTGTGATGTAACCCATAGACGCCAACGAGTGACGAGGGGAATCTCCCAGGAAGATATCCTGCAGTAAGGATACCCCGCCGATGGCACTCATACCCATTACGGACTCGCCGATGAGTTTCTGGGTGTCTACGTCCTTCCCGTCCATGCCATGCTTAGCCATAGTAGCCAGCAGCATCAACGGGAACTGGTACGCCATAATGTGGGCTACACCAATCCACCCAGCATCGTTCAACTCTCTACGCAGAATCTTGTTAGTGGCAGCCAGTGCAAAGCTCTGGTACCCTACAATGACTTTGCCGATAGGGTTGAACTGCGCAAAGTGCGAAGTCTCGCCAGTACGAACCTGCTGTACCAAGTAGTCCATCATACGCGTCCCCACAACCTCAACTTGCATTTGCAGGTCCGGCTGGAACATAGCGCCAGGGTTAGCCTTGTTGGCAGCGATAGCTCGGTCCGCAATGTCACGGGTAAGCCCGAAACGCTCCAGACGCTTAAACGCCTCAGCATCGCCCTTGAACATCTGCGTAAGCTCATCTGCCACAATACCGGAGTTCAGATTAACCTGCAGTCGGTGCACCATGCTCATACCGTTTACGTGACGTGCAGCCTGCCCAACGTTCTGGGTGACGTTGAACCAGGAGGCCTGACGGGTCAGGTCCAGGTTATCGTCAGCATACGTATTCAGCCAGCGGAAGCGCATCTCCTTCTGGATACTACCTCGCAGTACGGTGTCTAGACGGGCAGCCATATCCGGGGTCTTAATAGCTACGGCACCTTCCTTGAACCAAGGCTGGTCACGCATACTGCGCAGCACTCTAGCCATACCGAACTCCTTCATAGCCAACGCGGTGTCGGTCAGCTGATACAGTCCGGAGTTTTTAAGCATCGTGGCGTTCGCCATGTTCCCAGCTGCTCGCAGCAAGTCCGGAAGCTGTCCAGCACCAGCAGGTGCCCCACCCAGGATAAAGTCGATGGTGTCATTGACGGTCTTCTCCCACTTAGCGGAATCCGCCAGTGCGTGCTTAGACTCATCAATCATCTTAGCTAGCTGGCCCAGGTCCTGTACGCCTGCATAGGCCATGCCTACACGTCCAGACATACGGTTAGTGTACCCGTGCATAACCTTGGCTACATCAGTATCCATAAGGTCCTGCATGCGCATGCTCTTGCCGTTAATCAGGTACTCTTTGTCCATGTTGAACCGAGTACGCTGGCGCAAGTTCCGCGCAGGGGATGTGCTGCCGGATTCGCGTACATTACCAGCCAGGAAGCTCTGGATTGCAGACTCATCTACACCAGCGCTACGCATAGCCATAACGACCTCATCGTTACCCATGCCGTTAATCAGCTGCTTCCACATTGGGCCAGATTGCCCGGCACGGCCGTTGTAGATGCCATCAACCATCTCTTTAGCAACACGCTGCACTACCTCTGACTCCATGCTCGGGTACACATCCCGCAGGGCGGACCGGAACAGGGCGCGGTAGTCATCCAGGGTATTGCCTTGTGCGATACCTTGGCGCATCTTGTCGTAGCTGTACTGGCGCGGGAAGTAGTAGTCGGATTTAACCAACGCACCATCATCCACTAAACCGGCATTGAGCATATGCTCGTGCCACTTGCTAGCCCAGCCAGAGCGACGGTAGGCATCAACCAGCGGAGCAATCTCTGCATCCGGCACCGGAACGGCGCGACCGTTTACGTCAGCGCTGTAAGCAGCATCCAGGTACTTACTCAGGCGGTCTTCCAGCGCAGCCCGCTCAGCACGGAAATTACTACGATGGAAGAATCGTGAGAGCACCCCTACACCCTTATCCTTCAACGCACCCAGGATAGCATCTTCCACTACGCTGGCGCGGGCATCCATCTCCAAAGTGAGGTTACGCTTGTAGTCTACCACTGACGGGCGACGGCCGCCTACTGCGGACGCATCCGACACTAGCAGTTTAGCCAAGTCTTCGTTGCCTTGGGCGATATTATCGTACAGGGCAAACATAGTGGAGAGCTTCTTCTTAGCGCCGTCCAGCATAGCTTGGGCACGATTAGCCTCGTTGAGGGTAGTGCTGCCCGCCAAGTCCTGGAAAGACTCACTACGGAAGCTCTGGGCTTGGTCTGCATAATCCTTAGCGGTCCACTTAACGGCGTCCTCGTATGCATCCAGGACATCCTCCAAGGCAGAGCCTTTGGCTTTGATGCCCAGGGCGTTCATGATGTACTCGCCCAGTTGGCGGAGTATGCTCTTACCGGTGGGAGACTGCGTACGTGCCAAGTGCTCAACCCACTCAGGGCTGTCGCCTAAGCCTGCCAGCATCTCATGCACATTACTTGCGTAGTACCGCATACGCGGTGTCAGGGTGGAGTCAGCCGCAATAACAGCGCGCACTTCCTCCAGGCGTTTAGCAATCTCGGGATTACTGTCAACGGCGCGGGCAGTAGCGGCATGAATTAGCTCGTGCACGGCCACCTTGCTTGTATCTGCATCCATAGCGCGCAGTGCATCACCGACTGTAGTCCAGGTGCTGCCATTGGCCTGCTTAGGTGCTCGTAGAGATATCTCTCCTCGCTTAGCTAAATCTCTCTGGGGATAGGTGTACCGGCTACGGTTTGCTGAACCGGCCACCAGTTTAAAATCAATGTCGTTTACGGCATCGCCCAGAGTATCCAGAATAGCCTTCTGGCCTGCTGTCAAGTGCTCTGAGGTCTTTAAAAACTGAACCACGTGCTGTGCTTTCGTGGTGACAGCAGCAATGTTGTTTCTAAGGACTTGTATAGGTTCATCCAGTGCCTTAGTGAGGATTTCCTCCCCCTCTCCTACTCCGGTAACATTAGCATCCCTAGCTGTACGAGTTGTAGGCGCATCCGGATCAAACATAGGCTTACGCTCAGAACGTTTCAAATCCAAAGTAAATAGCGGGGAGCTTTCATCCGCAGATACGGCATAACGCTGTCCCTCTATACCGTCAGTTAGCTCTTTAAAACCCGGGGCTTTGGTAGCCCCAAGTTTGCGCCACATCTGCTGGGCGGACACAGTTACAGAGCTGTCGGATAACAGGTTGCTATACCCTGCGTCAGTAGCGCGCCTAACCAGCGCATTGTACATACTCGTACCCACGCCCTTACCGCGCAGCGAATCATCAACCCAGGCATGCGCTACTTGTAAATCGTCGCCTACACGATAAGCCTGCACGACGCCGACCAGCTGGTCTCCGCGATTTACTTCCACCTCTATACCAGGTACACGTACACCGGCGCGCGAGTAATGCTCTACATCATCCAGCACGTTCAGGCTTAAACCTTCTGGTAAATCAGCAGCGGCATTAGCAGCTATAGCAGTCTCTGCCTGAGCGTTAGCCGGGCTAGCGGAGGCATCTGCCCTACTGTAGTCTGCTGCTGCTTCTTCTGAGGCAGCACGGGGAGTAACCGGAGCAGCCTCGGAAGTAGTCTCAGCGGCCCTTGTAGCGGAGGTAGCAGCCTTAGCAGCCCTAGACATATCCCAGAGTTGGTCCAGTCCTGCTACCCCAGCAATCAGCGCCGTGACCGCGGCAGATTGCCCCAGTTGGTCCTGGGCATACATTGCTGTACCTACGTCAGCAGCACGGATAGCGGAGCGTACGGCCAGGCCGGCGCGCCCAGCAATGCCCGCCGCAGACACCGGAGCCAGGATGAACGGGGAGTCGCCTACCAACATACCCGCGAACCCGGCTACTGTGTTGTCGGCCATTAAGCGGTCACGGTCACGCTGCTCAAGCATCTGCTGCATGCGGTAGTTGTAATCTTCTACCGACACGGAGTCGTGCAGGTACTCAATCTCTTCCTGATTCGGAGCATACAGCTTAGCCCGAGTATCACTACTCAGGGTCTGCTTAGCATTAAAGTTCGGGTCTCGGTCAAATGCCGGAGCAGAGGCCTTACGGATAGCGGCAGCAATGATGCTGTTACCCATACCAGATGCAAAGCTCTCTGCGGCTGTAGTAGCTGGGGTCTTGGCCTGCGCCAGTAAGGAGGCACGCTCCAGTGCGTTCAGACCGTTGTCCCCGGCATCGTTCCAATCTACGCGCTCAGGCGCAGGTTTAAGTGTTGCGCCCTTAGCAGAATCCTTTTCCTGTGGATTCGGTTCTTGGTTCAGAAACTGAGCCATAATATCTCCTAAAAGAATTTTGATAAGGGGAGGCCCCGAAGGGCCTCTAGTTAGTGCGTTGCCTCAAAGAGCCAATCACGTAGGTTTTGTTCCAGGTACTTCTTACGCTCAGGTTGGGCCTGCTTGTACGCCGGGGTATTCCGCAGCGCTTGCCAAGCCCTGCCTTGGGCCTCAGATACAGGATACTGATACGCCCCCACCGGAGACTTAGCAGCCTTGCGTACCTGTGCCATCGCCTCTGCTACTGGGCCAGAGCTACCATTACCGCCGTGATAGTTCAGGTCCACCATAACCTTTAATGCCTCGTCGGAGGCATTCAAACCCTGACCCTTGAGTTGCTTCTGCACGTTCGGAACGTATTGCTTCTCCAGGGAGGACTTGAGGATACTGATGCCGTCGTCAATGGTCACTTTCTGGGGGACCGGCATGCCCGAGTTAACGTGCAGACCGAAGCCTACACTACCCTTGCCCTTGCCTTCTCGGAACCCTTCAAACTTCATAGTGGTGGCGAGGATGTCACTAAACAGCGACGGTTCCAGCCCAACCGAGTTACGGCCGTTGACCTGCACACTGACAGCACGTCCGTTGTCGTGGTCGTAGAAGGTAGCGGGACGTACACCTACTTGTTCGCTGCCAATCTTCATCTCGCCAGCCAGCGCTGAATCATATGCAGCCTGTGCAGTAGACTGGACGTCGCGAAGGTTCACAGACATAGTCTGGAATGTGCCCTTCTTGTCGAACACGGTTACGGTCATGTTCTGACCTGCGTTGCCCGCTGTGGCTGCCTGCACCACTACACGCTCCATGTTGCTGGGGTCAGTAATAGCCTGGACTTGGTTTTGAATCTGCTGTTGCAGCGTGGCCTTGAACTGCTCCTGGTCGCCCTTGTAGTCTCCCATGATAGACTGCAGAGAGGTCCCTGCAGGCAGATACACATGCCTTGGTTTGCCTGCAATTTCCAGCTCGAGCTTACGGGCTTGGATATTACCTTTGAGCATCGTGTTTATGTCCTCGGCATCCTTACCTACCAGAGATTCTGGGTTGCGGCTGTACGTGTAACGGTACTCCTCTTCCATAGCAGCGCGCGCTTCCTGGCGCTGAGCGTCGGCATCACCAAAGAAACTGAACCAGTTGCTGGTACCACTAGGGTCCGTCATCTTGTCCGTTGGGTTACTCTGGATATTGCTGTAGCGGCCACTGGCCTTGTTACGCGCCTGGCGGCGTAGGTCATCCAAGATAGTGTTGCTGGCGTTACTCGGGTTTTGTGCAATGGCTTTCTGCACCACCCCCTGCCACTCGGACGGAACCTCAGACAGCAGTGCCATCTTGCCTAAGTCCGTACTGGTACTATAAGCCTGTGCCCACAAGTTGATGCTGTTTACGTTCTCACGGGAAACCTCACCATCCTCACCTAGCTGGTCCAGCGTAGTCAGTGTACGTGCCATGTCCGAAGACATACGCTTGTGCGCTTCGTTGACGGCCCACGCATCCTTGCTGTTGCTTCCGTATGCCAGCAGCTGCAGGTTCCCTTCCGGGGTGTCTGGAAAGCTCTTGAGCAGCTGAGTACGCGCCTTATCTAAGTCCCCTTTGAACATACCTGCCAAAGTAGAGCTTGGCATATTCCCGGTGATTGCTGTGCGCAATGCCTGAGTGTCCGCTGCCTTCTCGCGGATAGTCTGGGCCTTGTTCCAGAACTCCATACTGGTTCCAGCGCTGAGCACATCCGATGCCGACAACTCAATGACGCGGCTACGAATACGCGCCATCGTCTGTTCTTGCTGCTCAGGAGTCTGCCCCTCAAGAGACTGGATTGCATCGGAGATTTCGAAACGGGCTTGGGTCTCAATCTGAGCACCGGCGCGCTTGAACTCCTGATATAATGCCGCGTTGACGTCCACGGAGTTAACCCCGAGTTCCTTAGTAGCCAGCTCTTGCAGCTGGTTTATTACCATCGGGTCCTGCGTCTGCTGCGCTACGCTGACCAGATACTGCTTGGCCCGGTCCAGCTTCTTGCTCTTGTCCAGATGCTCGGCAGCCAGGATGCTGTCTAAACCAGTCTTGATAGACATCTGCGCAGCGGCACCTTGCCCCGCCTGCAGGCGCTGATAGAACTCATCACTGGACGAGCTAAGGCCGCGGTCGAGGGCACGGTCAGCCTGCGACAGGGCAAACGCAGCTCGACCTTTCTGGAAGGCTGTATAGTTCGCCATACTGGTAGCACGGAGCTGCTGCAATATATTCGTAGCAGACTGCTTAGACATATCCGGGAGATACATACCGAGCTTGTCTGACATTGACTGGACGTGCTCTTGCTCCTGCTGCTGAAATTCCTCGTCAGTCAGGCCAGACTCAGCAGCTTTCTTGGCTCGTGCGATGCTGTCTGTGCGCCACTTGGCTAGAGAGTCGTACGCAGCGGCGGATACGTAGCCGTCCTGGTAGGCTTCACGTACGAAGATGTTCTGCTTCTGTACAGCCTCATCCTTGGAGGCCATTGCATCAACTGCACCCTGAGCATCCATCGCGCCGCGCACGGTGGCGGCTGCTGCGTTTTCTTTTACCGCTTCGTCAAACCCTACTCCGAAGTCCTGCACGAACCCGGACAGGGCAGCTAGGCGCTTTGCTTTGGAGGTATCAACAGACACCTCACTTACCGTTGACGGTAAGCTAACATCGTTGGCCTGCAGTTGCACTCCCCCGATATTTAGCCCCTGTCTACTGGGTTGAATCACAGGCATTTAGTATTCCTCCTAATTTACCAGGTGTGAATTGGGCTATTGCCCTTACTCCCCCATAAGTCATAGGAGGATGCCGTGCTCTGCGTAGCTGACGCTCCGCTCCCAGGCGAAGAGCTGCCATAGTCAGAAGATGACGCAGCGTTACCGGCGTACTGCCCAACGGCAGATGCCCCAACACTCAGCAACGAGTTGAACATATTATCGTAGGGGTCCTCCATACCCATGTTAGCTAGGCCGCTGTCCACGGCCTTTTCCGTCATTAGACGGAAACCCTCTTCCTGGGTTGCCTGCTGGTCACGTACGCTGGCCTCCTGCCGTCCTGCCACTGTATTTACCGTGGCTACGGCGTCTTTAACAGAGGCCCCCATAGTACCAGAAGATGCAGCTTGCAGACCTACCTGACTCTGTGCCTGCAGCTTCTGCTGCTGAATGTTAAACAGAGATACCTCAGTCCGGTCCCTGGACTGCGCGCGCTGCAGCGCTATATCGTTTAACTGTTTGGCTGTCTGCTGAATCACAGCCTTGTTTCTTGCCTTGGACACCTCGACCTGAGCACCATGCCCCAGAACGGTCTTAGCGGCCATGGCCGCAACCATCCACCACATATTAAATTCTCCGTCTGCGTTGGTTATAGCGCAGGATGTATGATATATCCAGCACGTTCAGTTCCATAGAGCCCTCAGTAAACAGCGTTACCTCGGTTGTGTCTGCGTTAGTACGGCATGGCACGGTAATCGTAGCCAAGTCCATACGCAGGGCCTGCCCAAGCGTCAGCTCCTTTGAGTTCATCAGGATACCAGTTAGTTCCCCACCCCAGTTGACGTCGCGCGGGGTGTCCAGTACCTGTACATCGAAGTGCCCGGAGTTACGTACCGCCACGTCCAATCGTAGCAGGCGCACGTGCCCACTTCCCACGAGTTTGTCATTCTGGTCCCGAAGAATAGGCGTAGTTAGCGTTAACGTACTGCGGTAACGCCGCCCGATTACGTAGGTACCATCAGGTACGCCGCGCACAACCCGCAGGGTGTTCTCCCCTGCAATCTCCTTGATGCCAACCTCGGTAGGCCCCATAGAGTCGCTGGACAGATAAGTTAAGATAAGGTCATCCTTGTAACTGTCAGCCCACCCGACTGGGCGCAGTACCTCTGGAACAGTGAACACCCCGTCCTGCACTTGAACTTGCTTTTGCAAATCCGAGTACGCCCCGCGATACTCCATACCCAACTGATAACCCTCACGCGGGTCCATAGACACAATCAGGAGCTTGTTGCCGGGACTGGGCCCTTGCATGTACAGGAATACCTCATCCTCCAGCGCCTGCACGCTCAGTATTGGATACGGGAACGACCACTTATGCCACGCCGCCTGCATCTTAGCGCCGTCACTTCCGCCCCACATGAACTCGTATACCAGCAGGCTATTTCGCTCTCCAGACATGCGCGAGAAGGCCATATTGGTGACGCTGGAGTTTTGCATCTGCAACACCCTACCGGGGATATACCGCGGCAGGTGCACAGTGGCATCCTGCGTAGTGTACTGCGCAGCGGTGTACGGCGACGGGATTAACTCCAGAATACCGGCGTAGCTGTCGTTGCGCTTGTTCGGGTATATTACTGTCTGCCCCGCCATTACCGGAGTCACACGGCTGTCACAATCATAGGTGCTGGTAATACTAATGCTTGCGTTAGTTGGCGTAAGTACTGCCGAACCCGGCACAACCGCCTGCATACTGTTAGCAAACAGGACCAGGTCCCTGTTAAACTGTACAGCGGTACGGTACACAGAATCCTGTGCAGACGCAGAGCTAATACTGATACGGTCCGTATCCAGCAGTGACGTCACAGTGGAGCGGTAGAAGCGCTGATACAGGCCCGAGGCGGACATATCCACAGAGCTGCCGCTAAGCAGAACCAGGCGCCCCTGGAAAGCTGCAATACCAGTGATGTAGCCATTCTCGACGAATCCGGGATTACTGTTGTTATCGTCGTTACCAGCTAAGCGCCCCTCCCAATCGCGCGCAATGATGTTGTCATCCGCGGCGAGCTCTCTAGGCATGTTCGTAATCTTGGTGATGCTGCCGTACGCCCCCACCTCAGACCAGGTGCGGGTATTGTAGTTGAACTGGTACCATGCTGTCTCAGACGAGGCGGTACCTACACGGCACATTGCTCCGTCAGCTTGCGCTGGGAGCTGTGCAGGCAGGTCCTGCTCCTGGTCTACACGAGACTGGTTGGACACCACAGCGTAAGTATCACCCGCGTCAGAGGATACCACGCAGTTGCTCAACCCGTAGAAGAACAGGTACGCGCCACGTACGCTCACATTCCCAGCTGGCAACCCATTCGCTACAAGAGAGTCTCGCAGCTGCTGGGCAACGTAGGCACCTGATACCTCCTCAGCGTTGCCGCTGGTGCTACCAGCAGCTGGGGCGGTGTAGTCCCCTGAGTAGTCTACCCCCGCAGAGGTAATGGTGACGTTCCAGCGTTTCTGGAATGCTGCGGATTTAACGTAGAAGAACCCGGTGGTGCTGGGGTCGATGCGCCCAGTATTGTCCACGGTTGTGTTCGGAGACATCTCAGTATTCAGGATATAAGTCAATCCAGCAATACTTGCGGTCTGCAAAGAGGTCTGGCCTACGGTGGTAACAAAGTACGGGTCATTGCCGGAATTAAGGATGGTCTTTCCATTCTTAGCCAGCAACCACCAGTTACCGTTGCTGGTGTTAATCAGCAGGTGCCTACCGTCAGTCCCACGCTCTACGTATTCAGTGAACAGGGAATCAAGCCCAGGGTTATCGATTGTGCTTTCCCATACAATCTCACCAGGAGGTCTGCGGCGGATACCGGAAACCGGGTCGCTGAGCATATTCAGTTGCGCCCCCAGTTGCCCGGGCTGGCGCTCTCTTGGAACCTGCTGGGAAACGCCCTGCAGCAAGCTCTGAATGGTGCCTTCTAATGAACTAGCTATGATACACCTCCAAGCACGCTCTTAGATATGCTGCACGAGCATCCAGCATGCACTTAAAAGAACCAATGTCAACCTGACTTGAGCGTCCTGGCTTACGGATGCGTACCCGCCATACATTACGCCGCGCGTACCAGCTGAAACCCACAGCCGATACACATAGCTGCCCCTTTCTAACGTTAGCCTGAGGGGTTATTGCCTGCAGATTATCTGGGTGGGGGTTGTATTTATTGCCGTCTATGTGGTCAATAACTAAACCTTCCGGTATAGGGCATTTGTGCTTTAGCATCCACACGGCTTGGTGTACCAGCACTCTGCGTTTCCCTATAGATACCGACGGGTACTTGCCCGTCATACTTCCCGCAGGCTTACCTGCAACTGCCTGACAGTTACCCTGGCGCTTGCTAGTGTACGCCCAACGTAACATAGTGGGGCTGGGGGTATCGAGCACCAGCGCGGCGCTTACCATCTCAAACTTACCCATACACTCTCCTTAAACCATAAAACGAGCGCGGCGGATTCTGCGTGCAAAACGGGTCTTGCTGGTGCTGAACTTCTGATTGCGCAGATGCTCGCGCAGCACCATGCTCTTGTAACGCTCAGCTTCCTGTGCGTAATTAGCGTAGTTGCTGTCGCCGCCCAGGTCGTTTAAGTACACCTGCGCAGTGGTGTAGTTAGCCACCCACATAGCGGCGTGCTCCGGCAGGTCCTCAAAGGCCAAATCCAGGACCACACGAATACGCACAGGTGCATCGAAGTATTGGTTCTGCTCTACCAGGTCGTATAGATTCCCGTCACGTACCCCGTACTTGGATTCTGAGCAGGCGTCATATACAGCCAGCTGGTTCCACGGCACCTTAATCAGGCCGTCGGTGGTGGGCGTAACTTCGCGCTCCACCACGTTAAACCAGAATCCCGTGCTGAGTAATCCACGACGGTTACGTGCGAGTGCAGAGCGGGCTAACCCAGCGCTAGGGTTACTAGTGTTGATGTCCATAACGCGAGACTCCCCGAGGGCTTCCAACGTCAGGTTCACAGCGTCTAATTCTCTCATATTTGTTCCTCTATTAAAGACCCCTTGGACCTTTAAGACAGGGACAAAAAAAAAAAGCCCCTGGCACCCGAAGGCACCAGGGGCGCGTACTACTCTTCCGTAGTATCGGCGGCTACATCAGCCGCCTTACGGGTTTTCTTGGTAGCCTTGCGGCCAGACTCAACCGACGCCACCTGGATGTTCTTCGCTACATCGGTTGCGGCCTTGACCGCCTCCCGCTGAGCTGCATTAGCCTGGAGAGTCTCCAGACCGAACGTAGCAATTACTGCCATTAATCCTCCAGAATCACATAGTCTTTTGCCAGTACATCAGACTGGCTGGCCAGCCAGGGCACTAAACCTGCGTCCGCTGTCTTCATACAAATAAATGGCAGTGTCCGCAACCCATCCACCCCGGCCACATCACACTCAAAATCCCAAGCCCCACCGGCAATCTGAAATAGGAACATACCCTTCCCGTTCCACCCACTGCGTGACACTTTGTGGCCGCTAGCCAGGGCAGCTAACGCCGCCCCGAAATCTACTTTAACCATCACTCAGTACCCCTCACGGATTAGGACTTGGTGGTGAAGGTGAACTTGGTCACTGCAGCGGTGTCCGGACGACGCAGACCGATGTTGTACATCGCGTAGCAGTCCAATACGTTGCTGAACTCGCGCGTATCGTCCCAGATACGGGAGGTGAACGGCTTAGCTTCAACAGTCACCAGGGTCTTGGACTTGCTGAAAGTCACCATGCGGCACAGCGCATCGTCAGAGGTGACGGTGTAGGCGCTACCCAGCGGGTGCGTACCGGCTTCGGTCGGGAACTCGGTGCACTCTACTACAGGCACTCCGTTCATCTTCACTACACGGCGGTCTTTGTAACCGTCGTTGTTGGATGCACCAAAGTCCAGGTTCAGGAGCTTCGGATGCTCCAGCAGACGCGAGTAGGTATCGACATCCACCAGGGTAATCATATCCGCCAGCGGGGTCTTGCGCTTGATGAGTTCATCAATACCAGCCTTGTGCGCCAGGTTGATGTTCATGGCGTTCGCCTCCATCTCAGCCTGGGTCAGCTGAGTGGCAGTGGTGCTACCCGGAACCAGGACAGCTGCGCCTACCTCGATACCGTCGTTGAACGCTGGCTTCAAGTGCGCCGGAGCAACCCAGGAACGGCCCTTGATGAGCTGAATCAGGTGCGCCTGGTCGAAGGTCTCTGCGAACTCAGAGCCGTTGTTCTGGCCCATCTCGGTCAGGAAGTCCGGGCCGGTCCAGTCATCCTGGTAGTCAATCGGGTTACGGATATACAGCACCGTATCCACCACGATAATCATCTTATCGTTACGGACCGGGGTGCTATCCAGCGCCTCACCGGAGCGACGACCCTTCACCGAGGAGGTGTTCAGGCGGTCAATACGGTAGGTGTTAGAACCGCTGATAGAGCGCTGACTGGAGAGGCCCAGGAACAGAGCCTGGTACTGGAAGCGAGTGTCGACTTCGTTCTGGTACACTTCCAGGTGAACGTCTACGTCGGAGTCTGCGCCTGCCCAGTGGGCTCGGGTCAGGTTGCCTTTATAAATAGTATCTGCCATATCTTACTTTTCCTTTTAAATTAGATTAAAGACCTACGCGCTTACCAGCTTCACGGCGTGCGAGCAAATCGTTATAACGTTGACTGAACTGTGGAGACGCCAAGCTACGGTTGCCCGCTTCCTGACGGAGTTTGGTATATTCTGCGCGGAATTCCGCAGCAGATAGTGCATTGTTGCTGGCTACACCGCGTACCATTGGGTTCTGTGTCTTGATAAGACCCATATCCCGGCAGAAGCTTGCCACCAACTCAGCGGCCTGCTTGAGCTCGCCCGAGTTAGCGAGTACACGAGCCGCGTTACGAAGAGGTTCAGGGGCCTTGGAATTAAACAGCTGTGCTGCTACCTCCCAGTTCTCCTTGCCGCCCACTATATCGTAAGCTTCCTGTACTGCCTTGGTGGCTTGACCAACCTGGTCTTCCAGGTATGCTTTAGCCAGCAACTCTGCATAAGCAGCGTGCTCTCCGAAACGTTCCTTAATGAAGGCCGTATCGATTAGGTTAGGGTCCTGATACTCCAGGGCCTTACCAAGTGCCCGCACCATATCAGAGTCAGTTAACCCAGAGACTTTCTGCAACATAACTACACCGGCGTCAATCGTCGGGTTGCCTGTCTTAGCCAGCTCCTGGGGCTGCTCTTTAGCGCTATCGCCACCCTTATCCAGGGCCGCTTTTAGGGCTTCGATATCCAGAGGAATCTTAGCAGGGTCAGGGGAATCTTTGCCCAGTTGCTGCTGGGTAGTTGCGGGCGCATCCTGCACGCCTTGATTATTCGGGGCGTTAAGGGGAGCACCTAGGCCCGGAATCTTAGGACCACCTTGGTTCTCTACCTGTGTAGTTTCTACGTTTTGACCGTTTTCTACGTTATCCATCTATGCCTCTGTTGTTAACTTGGTAATAAGCCCAGCTGCTTACCTGCTACTGTCGGGTCCGCTGCTGTCAAGCCCTGGAGTTGGTCCTGCGCTGCACCTGCGGATACATCGGCAGACGCATCTTGAACCTGTTGCTTCTGCTGCAGCTGCTCTTCGGTGTACATGAACGGCTCGCTGACGATACCGTAGGCGTCGAAGTACCAATCTACGCACGCATCTTTGTTGAAGCGCGGAGTAATCTGCTCAAGCACCGGGATAGCCAGCTGCATGGATTGTGCCGCCTCTAGCAGCTTGTCCGCCGCCGCGGCTTTAGCCAGTGCAGAAGTACCCACAGTAACGTTGATGCTCACTACGCCTTCGCTGAGGTACAGCTTAAAGCGAGGGTACGCCAGCGCAGTGTACAGGTACGCCAGCTTACGCAGCCAGGTGTCGCTCAGGATACTGAACCCACCACCCATAGCGGCTTCCGCCTCTTTGGCATTCTGGCGAATCTCGTAAGCCGTGACACGCTCACCTTGCCGGGAGTTACCGGTGTACATAAACGCACGCGACAGTTTCTGTTCGAGCATCTGAATGTTGCTGGCAATCCACTGAATCTTCTGGGCAGAGCCACCCTCGTAAGCAGTGACGGGGGATTTGCTGTTCCCGTTGGAACCACCGCCACCCACCTGCACCGCCTCACCCGTCTCCGACGTTGAGAACTCGTCCACGTCTAACCCAGAGCTTGCGTCAATCAGCGGGATTAACCTCGCAGACTCAACCTCGTAGTTAGTTAACGCTTCCGACAACACGGATAATCTAGCGAAGTCCCCAGCGTAGTCTTCCACCAAGCCGCGGCCATAGTGCTCGCCACTAACAAGGTTCCACACCAGCACGTTATAAGGGAGCTCCAGCTCCGGATAGGTGCTGCTGGCCCCAATGCGGTGCCCGTCTGCTTCTTGGTACACCTCGTAGCTTACTACCTCTGCACCGTCCTCTGTCCGCTTAACTTTGCGACAAGCGGCAGTGTAGATATCAACGTCGCCGTATGGGTCTTTGTCACGGTAGAAGGTGTTCTGGAAACTCTCTGGCAGGTCCTGGATGCTTGCGCGCTCTCTGATAATGAGTCGCAGGACGTTCCCGCTGCCATCCCTTCGAACGGTAAAGTTACGGACTGAGTAGACGATGGATTTACCTGTCCGCTCATCAATATACTCCAACGCGTTACCTGTAACCAGCAGCAGCTTCACAGCTTGCAACTTCGCAGCATAACCGTCTTTCTCAAATACTTTCTGTGACGCCGTGTTCTCGACCTCGGCCAGCTTAGATTCTGCTGTAGCTGCACTACCCAGCGAACTAATGAACTCGTCCAGGTCTGAACTCTTGGAGAACCGGAAGAAGCTAGTGCCTTGCGGGAACAGTGCCCCTACAACCTTAGTGGCTGCAGTGTTGACCAACTGCGCACCTGTGCTCTGGTAGTCACGCTCCAGTGGTCTGCGTCTACCGTCCAGGGAATCGTCCCGTGTAAAGATAGTGCTGAGCGTCCACTGCGCGAACTTCTCAGAGGCATCCAAGACGCCTGCATCCTGGTCCTTCTTAAAGAGTTCTGCTAATGTTGCTTTTTGTTCCAAGCTACCCCCTTACAGGCCCAGAGGATTGCTCTGCCCTGCTTGTCGCCGTTTCTTCTGCTCAGACGTAATTGCATCTGCAGATGCAGAGGCAGCCCCTGCGGGGTCAATCTCAGCAATATTATCTGCGGCGCTATTAGCCTCTAAGGCAGCCTGTTGTTTAGCTGCGCTGGCCTGTTGCTCTGCCAAGCGCTGCTGCGCCTCTAATCCTGCGTTGTCAGTAAGGCCGAGCATATCCGTGGCCTTACCTAACAGTTTACCTAAACCACCACTCATTCTGACCTCACTAAATGATAAGTTGTTTTGTATGTGTTATCCGACGCACTGCGGCTAATGGCGATACGCCCAGCGCGCATGCATTTGGCTATTGCGTGCAGGCCCTGCATAATCACAGACACTGCCGCGCCGTTGTCCGGTTTCAATACGAAGAAGTCTGTATACAGCACAGGCTCTACGTAATGACAGTCCTCTACAGCTTCTGGATAGTAGCTTACAGCACCTACCAAGTATCCTTGGGAGTCATAGACTCCTAGTATATACTGTTTACCCAGTATGCTTCCCAGTACTCTCCAGTAGTGCTGCTCTGGAGCCAGGCCCCGACTAATGCCGTGGCCCAGTTCATGCAGTTGCTTCACTGCGTCTGTAATGTCGTCAGACTTATACAGAACCTTGAGAGTGTAATCGGAAGTTTTACTAGTGTGTTTTAACTTCATTCCTACTCCGGTAACTTCATTTATCAGCAGAAGAAGAAAGGTGATTCCAGCACTTGCCGGATGTCCAGAGTGCCTACCTCCGGCATATCCAAATCCGTCAAGTCCGCCCCAGCTGCTGCCGCCGCGCGAGTGATATCCCCAAGAAGGTCATGCTCTTCGTAGAGACGCACAAACTGCTCGCGGATGTGCCGGTGCATAGTATCAACATCGGCTGCATGTGTAGCTAGGGAGTCGTGAATCGGCACAATGTCCAGACCCTCGGCGGCACATAGAACCATCATCAAGTGCGTACTATCCAGGCTGTGCACAAAGTTCGGGGCAATCCCCGAGGCTGCCTTGCGCTTGTTGCAGGTCTTGAAATCCCGATTATGCACGCGCATGATTGTGAGGTTCATACAGTCAATTCGTACCCGCACTTCTTCACGCCGTGTGTAGCGGTTCATTACGAGCCCACCCAGCGGCGTATACCACTGCAGGTGCTGGCTTGCCGGTACGCGTCTAGCGAGGCTCTGCAAGTACGACATAACCGCCGCAGCAGCAGGGTTTGCCTCCTCGATAGCGGCGCGCATACGCGGAGCCAGGTAGCACGACAGATTCCATAGACTGTTAGTGTCGGTACCTTCATACCCCTCAGCGCAAGCGCCTTCAAATATGTAGTCACTGCAGCTGCGCACCGTGGCGCTGTAGAAGTAGGTCATGCTGGGGCGCTTGGTCATGCTGCGGGTGATTTCGTTCTCTCTCCAGTACGTACTCTGGATAACGAAATCCTCCTTGTCCAGGTCCAGTATCACTTTCTCGTCCGTACGGCGCTTCACGTCCATGTACAGGTCCGCTTTCTTATCATTACCCTCCCAGTACAGGTTTGTCAATCGTCCGCCCACAGGGTCTCTCAGGAGCGCTGAGAGGTGCTGCCCACCTGAGTTCGTAGCGTCCATAGCAACTGGGATTCGGCTGATATATTCTTCTGGGCATCCAGAACGCACAGCATTAACCAGGTCGATAGCTGCGGCCAGAAAACACCATGGACTGTCTGCCTCGGCAAAAGCAGGGCAATCAAACGGTGAAACCACAAGCTCTTCGAGCGCTGCAAAGTTCGCATCAACCCAAGCTGCGCGGTCTTCGAATAGGGTTTTGTCATAACCAAAGCATGTGGCGACGTGTACCTTGAGCCAGAATAGTCCCCGCTCACCCAGAGGTTTTCCTCTGCCAAACTCAAGAAGGGCTTTCTGCAAATCCGAACCTTGGGGGTGCAGCGAGGACTTGAAGTACAGGCGGTAACGCCAGTCCACACAAGTCGGGAAGTACAAGGCTTTCTCATCTTTGAATTCCTCCGCCATTTCCAACGTAGTCAGAAGGCTGCGTAGTTGCGATACACGCTTACGGTCAGCGCTATACCATAGAGACATGCGCGTCTTCCACTCACCGAATCGGTCAAGCTCTTCCTCGGTGTAATTCTCTTTCGGAACCCCGTCCAGATACCACTCCGGTTTCGGCTCTGGTACTGAGCGTGGCATACCTATCCCAACACCTAGGGCCCGTGCTTCTTGCACCAGTTCCAGTATGCGCTTATTAATACGGTACGGGGTTTCCTGTGCCTTATTAAGCGCCTTTTTGACGCCATCCGCGGATTTAAATGCTTCCGCTACTTCACGGAGACGAGCCCTGTCAATGTGCGAGTTATGGTAGGTTCCGCGATTGTCGATAGGGGTGAGGTACCCACCATCCCACAGAGTAGTGTGCTGCACCGGCGGTACCAGCATAGGCGGCTTCCTGGTTACGGTATCAGCGGACTCTACCAGTTTCTGGAAGGCCTCCATAACGTCGTCAGCCGGATAGAGCATGCTTAGATTCCCGCTACAGTTCTTCCACTGGAACAGTCCCGTCTCAAACACTGCGGCACACAGCAGACGCCCTACGGAGATGTTCTGGGCATTGGTCCAAGGCTCGTGCCCATAGTGTACGTTCTCGGCACTGGCACGGAGCGTACGCAGGATGTGCGAAGGAGACTTCGTACGGCGCTCAGTGAGGTACTCATATACTCGGTCCATGTACGCTGGGGCTACGTTGCGTAACTGCAGAGCCAGTAGCTCTGACTGTACGTTTCTGCCCAGTGCGGACATTACCGCCTGTGCAGTCTGACGGCGACTGGCGGACTCGCCAGGGGCGACGCTGAACGCCTCAAACATTGTGCACAGGCTCAGGGTTGTCAGGACATCCAAGGGGATTAAGCGCAGGAACCGGCGGTACTTACCACCTATGCCCGGGGCTTTGACATTTCGCATCTCATCGATAGCGGCAGCAGCCACCTCGTATGCCGAGGTGAGCATACGCTGTGTCATCGGCAGGTTCATAATCCCGCCGTTCTGCAATGCGTCCGTAATCAGCTTACGCGCGCGCTCTATTCCGCGAATCTTATAGGTCTCTTCAAGCTCCAGCTGGCGTTTCACCAGTGCTTCCTCTGGTACTACAACCGTATTCAGGGCGCTAATCATAGGCGCTTAATCTCCTTGGTTATGTCCGGTACTTCTAACTACTGATTGCGACTTACCCAGAGGTTATACATCTCCAGGTAGTTTTTAGCGGCGAGTTCGTCGCCGCGCTCTACTGCTTTCTGCCACATCATGTGGCACCACTCACTTGGCCGCACTATCCATCTGCTCCAGTTCTAGAATAAATAACGCACAGCAAGCGGCGTGCGCCAGGTGCGGTAAACCGCTCTCCGAGTCTAGCGTCTCTCCCATAGCGTGTGCTGTGAGGTGCCGCAGTAGTGCGGCCTTGTAGCGGGACTTACCTTCGGCCACTGTGTGCCAACTGTGTGCCGCATACTTCTGGGCCCCGAAGGTCAGCACATCACTGATACGCAGCAACGCATTCGGGCACCCATCCAGTAACAGGTCCATTCGAGGTTTGCCTGCGTCATACTTCATACCTGTACCTACTGCGCTCATGCTAATTCCTCCACCCCGTGGGATTTTAAGTCTGTTCGATGTGCTGCTGCACCATAGTCGCATACAGCGTAAGTGGTAATACCCAGTCCGCGGAAATGCTCAATCACCGCTGGGCTGTCGTCCCAAGCCGCCACAATGTTTTCCAGCCCTACTTGGTTACGCAGAAATTCCTCTTTGATGACAGTATCCTTTCGGTTGTCGCTGTGCGGCCTCATAACCAGCTCGGAGTACATAACGAAGTTACGCTCCAGCCAGGCCTCTGTTTCCGCTCTTACTATATCCGAGCGCCCTGTCAAGATAATAACTCGCAACCCTGCCCGCACCATGATGTTGCACACTTCAATAGTGCTATGGATAGGGCTGTCATCCTTCGAGGCCCGGTTGAATTCGTTCCAGCTGTCAGTCAGATGCAAATCCACAGTAGGCAGCAAGTGCAAGCGATGTGTACCATCAGCCAGCGTGCCGTCCAAATCAAAGATTACTGCCTTCACTTAATAGTCTCCCGTGCTTTGCGACGTGCCCGGGCCTTGCGGGCCTTGAGCTTCTGTGCCTGTGCCAATTCTTCCGGCGTCTTGTGCGTATAGTATAGCATATCCGTGGGTTCACGGTCTAAGTAATCGGCTACCCTACGTAGAGATTCAGCAATAGCCCTAGAAGATTGCATGCTACCAACAATCCAACGCCCAGCGGCAGATGCCACTTTGCCTTCCCCTCCATTGCACGAGCGATGAAGAGCACCCCGAATACGCCCAGTAATATGATCGTGGTCAACGACAACAGAATCACCAGTTACCCCCTTGACTGTGAAGTCCAAAGGTTTGCCACAAAGGAGGCATATACCTCCCTGGTCTTTGGCAAGCTTAATCGCCACGGAGCGAATCTGTGCCCGTGTAATCTTTCTTAGGGCCATACTTCAATCTCCCCCACTACATCCAGCATAGCATTGTCGTGAATGAGAGAATCCAAATGCTCAACCGTTCTTCGATGTGTTTTGGGTGCTCGTTCACGCAGCGCATCCAGAATAGTTTCAAGTTCATCGTGTTTCCCCTCGTAGTATAACTCAATCGCCCGCAGGCTCATTTCCTTCGCAGACATCTTCGCCATTGTCTGGGTGCTCCTGTATCCACTGTATGTGCTGTTTATGGTACCCGTGCAGCGAATGCACCCAGTCACGCAGACTGGGAGTAGTCAACAGTGACATCAGATACAGGTACGCTGAATCTGATTTGGAGCGCCTCAGCCACAGGCATTCAGCCTCTGCGAGTACGTCTTGGTTGTTTCGAGCATAAGCCGCTACAACGAATTCTGCGGCGTCCTGCTCTGAGGTAATAGGGTAGATAGCATCAAAGGCCGTTCGCTTCCCACAGAGCTTCCCATCAAGCAATGTGATGCCTTTGACGTTATCTGCGTCATCCCCTGCTAGCATCTGCCACCAGAAGAACTTAGTGCCATGCGCTCGTACCGGCATAGCCTGGGTATCGTCCCACTTAATCCAGCCGAAGGGGTTATCTAAGGCAGGCCACACGGTTCCGGTAGGGATATCGAACCGAGCCATAGGGCTGAGCCAAGAATCCTTGTCCTGCGACATCAGGATTCCACGGTCCCCGAAGCTGTACGAATCCATTACAAATAGGTCGTCGGCCTCAAAGTAGTCACTGCTTACCACCTGTATGCCGTGCTCAGAATACTGGTCCGGGTTCTCAATCAGGTGCCGCTTCAACGGTGCCTTGAGCGGTAGCTCCTGTCGATTAGCGCGCTGCCCCTGGTACGGTTTAGCCGTAGGCAGGTGCCAGCGCAAGCACTTAGCACATCCCATAGGTGTAAGATACGCCACTGCCTCTGAGCAGCCGACGAGGAACATATCCTCAAGCACCAGCTGATAGAAGCGGCGTATCGCGGTATCCAAACGTTTCACTGTAGCGGCAGATTTATAGACATAAAAATCTGAGTCGAGTAATAGCACCTTACCCTCATTAGGCTGTACATCCTGAGGTGCTAGGGTACTCAAGTCAATCCCGTTTACGACCATCGTGATACCCCTTTGCAACCTGCAGGATGTACATCCAATGGACGCCAAACTCTGCAGCTAGTTCCTTACAGTTTCCCCCGCGGCCCTTAACTAAGCGACTCTTTATAGACGCCACATCAGCGTTGGAGAGTTTTAGGTTGCGCTTACGCAGCTGCTCGCCTTGCCCTATTCTGCCTTTCTGGTACCCGTCTAATATGTTATCAGACTGAGTACCCAGCTCCAGGTGTTCCGGATTAACGCAGGTCCTGTTATCACACTTGTGCATCACAACCTTACCCACCACATCATCTGGGGTTAAGTTGTTAGCAATTAAGTATGCTGCTACATGGGCACCTACCCTTTTGCCCATATAGCGACAACTCCCGTAACCCGAGTTGTTTAGGCGGTAGGTTGTGGGTATACATGGAGTATTCATCAGCGCCCCGTAATATCGCGGGCCTTCTTATCGGCCCAGTTAACCCAACGTTCTGCCCACTTTGCCTTGCTGAGCTTGTCGCCCAGGTAGCACAGTCCCGCCAAGGGAATCAGTGGGAGAATCAAAGCTACATAAATTGCGCGAGATACGTACAGCATTATTAAATCTCCAGTCGGGCTACTGATTTAGCAGCTAGCTTCACCTGCTTGCGGGTAGGTTTAGCTGCCCAGCGCACCACATACATGGTGCAGGGGTCGTCCTCCCGGATAAAGGTTACGTACCAGCGGTTGCAGGCATGTTCAGCATAAGGTGCCATAAAGCTATGCCTGGGTGTGTGCACCTCTACACGTACGCTCATACTCAGACCTCCAAATTGGCGGTAAAAGCACGGATTGCACGGGTTAACACAGACACACCCTTTGCGCCGCCTACCACACTAAGCGCCAGCGCCATTAGCGTCAAGCCAATTGCCAGTAATGTGAGTGCAGGTAGCAAGATTATGTAGGATATAAATTTACGCATTATTTACCCTCCAGTTCAGACAGCACCAGCACGGTGCCGAGCATGTCCCCGATTACTTCCGGAGTACGCAGGCTCTGGTCTACGTCGTAGATACAGGAGCCAATCTCCGCCAGGCCAATACTGAGCGTGCCCACTACACGGATAAGCACGAGCTCGTCGCCCCGTAGCTTATCTGCATGTGCCGCCAGGTCATTGTGCTCTTTGAAGGCCGTAGCAGCCAGCTCCAGGTCCATTCCATACAGGGCGGCCAGCTTGTCCAGGGCGTCATAGACGTCGTCTAGGCGGTGGATACGTACCCCGTACACCGCAGCGTCATATACTACGGCACTGACTGCGATAGCCAGATTCTTGTACGCGTTCAGTACTTGGTCCATTAATCAAATCCTTTCAGTTTGTGTTTTGAAATGAAATTGTGGGCTTTGGTCTCAGTGGCCGTAGCCTCTGCGCCCAGGGCGTATGCACGACGGCGGGACTTGGCGCACTGGCGAGTCAGGTGATACCGGTGTGCGCTAATCTCGTTGCCCAGAAGGCTAACCCTGTGTGCGTGAGAGTTAGCCGCCCAGTGCCAGTCATTTGCTCGCTTCTGCAAACGCTGTGCACGCAGAAGCAGAAACACGGCGTACTGTTCTTTGGCCCATGTGATTATGCGCATTTATACCCCCAGGAAGTTCGCCACTTCATCGCGCTTAGCGCGCAGTTTATCGGCCTGCTCAGAATGCTTAGCTGCTTCATCTTTACTGTGCTTGGAGGCTTCTACGCGCGCCTCGGATTGGGCGGCCAGACGCACTGCGTCGTCTGCGAATTTAACTGACATCTGCTTGTAAAATTGTGCTTTGGCATCGGTGCGCTTAGCTTCCGCTGTATAGGCTGCGCTCAGGAGTTTGATAAGGATGTTGATGATGTTCATAGGCTTCCTCTAAGGCCCCTAGGCGGGGCCGTATTAGTTTAGGTTAGGGTTGATTAGGCTTGAGGTGCAGCAGGCGCTGCTGGCGCTACAGGGGCCGCAGGAGCCACTGGAGCAGCTGGGGCTACCGGGGCTACCGGTGCAGCCGGTGCAGCCGGGGCCGCTGGAGTAGCAGGAGCAGCCGGAGCCTGCATAGCTGCCGGACTTGGAACCGAGCCAGCGTTCAGCAGAATGTCCAGAGCGCTGCCCGGGAAGTCTACGGCCTTGTACATATCCTCCTGAATCCAGTTCTTGCTCTTGCCGTCGTCGAAGGTGCCCTCGATATGCAGGCTATCCCAGGTCTCTTTGGTTGGGTTGTTCCACAGGAACAGCTTAATCTCGGAGGCATCCAGGGCAGGCATCTTGATAGGCTCGCCGGTGTTCGGGTCGAACTTAGGAATCGGGCGGATACCGGACAGGTCCACGATGTTAGCCTTCTTGCCCGCGGCGCTGGTGTGCTCATCAATCGGGAAGGTGAAGGCCTGGCCCAGACGCTGTGCTGCATGCTTAATGCTATTGTCGTAGTTGAGCTTGTCGAAGAACTTCTTGAAGCCTGCGCGCTCAAAGTTACTGATAGCCATCGGGAACGGGCGGATACGCTTCACCTCACCGTTAGGGCCGAACACTACAATGCCGATGCGTACGTTAGCCACTGCAGGCTTACCGGTAGGCTTACCACCTTTAGTCGGGAGGCGCTTACCGATTTCCACGTACTCGGTGAAGTAGCCGTAGTACTCACCCTTCGGCAGCAGCACGTCCTCGTACGCACCGCCCTGTGCGGTTTCCCGCATATCTACATCTTGGGTTTCGATTGCTGCGTCTACCAGAGCGTTCAGGGATGCCAGTACATTCGTAGTCATATAATTACGTCCTCGTTTAGTTCAAATGATATTTACGTGCAGATGCAGGCCCGGCCTAGCGATTCTTAAGTGCGGACTTAATGCCTGCAGCAGCGGCTGCAGCCACACCGCCTGCCGCCAGGATTGCCAACAGCAAAGCTACACCGCCGTAGAACGGAAGCAGTACCCACCACCAGGACCAGGCGATAACGCCAGTCAGTTTCAGGGTTACAAAGATAAGGCCCAGTACAGAACAGATTCCCATTTTCATCATCACCTCTATATTATTTAGTACGACCAACCCAACGACCATCGTCATCGAGCAGCATCGGAATTAACTGTGGGCAACCCTCGGTGATTACCATCACACCCAGGATTGGTTTCTTGCGAGTGAGCTTTCCGTAAGCAAAGGCCATGCTCTTGCGGTCAATCAGACACCCAGCGTACGCACCAAAGTACAGAGCTGTTGAGCTAGCTGCATATTGCACCTCAAAACGGCCATGTTCGTGGCCAAGTACAAGGCTGGTTCTTTCATGGCTGGCATTGAGCATGAAGTCGCCCGACACTTGATGCTGGAATCTAACCGGGCCAAGTGGGGTATTGAGTACCCACGCGTCAGCCCAAGACCACTCCGGGGCACCGTGTTCAGGGAAAAGTATATCTCGGTACTTCTTGATGAATTGCACTGGTAGCCCGTGAGCTTTCGCCCTGCGGTAAACCAGACTGCCGTGATTGGAATCGCAAACCAGTAGGTTCGGGAACAGTTCATGCAGCTCCTCCAGTACGAGCTTAGCTTTCTCCAGCTCCACCCCGGCACTATCCAGGTTCGGGTCGGAGTCGTGGAAACTGATTGCGTGCCCATCAGTTTCGTCACCTACCTGCACCACCATGTCCGGGCAGTAGGCGTCACGTACACTCTCAAGGAACGGCATTGCGTCTACGTGGGTATAAGGGGCGTGCAGGTCTCCAACTACCAGGATGCGGTGGCACATGTCCGGCACCACGGTATTCCCAATATCGTCCGTCGGGCTCGGTTGGATTAGCTTACGCGCTTCCTGCAGCCCCCGGTTGGCGTTGGCCTTGCTGCCCTTGTTATCCATGAAGATGCTGCGCCAATAACGCACAAGCTGACGAGATACACTAATGTCCGTATCCACATCCCCGCGGTTGTCCAGCTCCTGGTTGTAGTACTGTGCGGCCAGGGCGTTGTCCAAGTACTGGCCCAGGATTGCCTGGTGCTGCTCTTTGGTGAATAGTTTGATTAGGCTAACACGTGCCATTATTAGGCCCCCTTAATAATTTGACTGACGCGAGATTGTACTACACCGTATTTCGCAGCAAGCACGTACTGATTAGCGTGTTTAGAACGAGGAACATACTCCCGGCGAATCTGCTCTACAGTAGACTTGGAAATCTTACGAGCTTCGCGGCCTCTATCTACCTTATCTTGCACGTTGTCTGCCATGCTGCCCACCAGAAGATGCGCGGGATTAATACAACGGGGATTGTCACATGAGTGTCTAATCACCTGTCCGTCTATATCCGCATAGGTTATACCGTGGTGGCGGACGTAAACCACTCGATGATATAGGCGCATCTTTCCGTCACGTTTAACTAACGCATACCCTTCTTTTAGAAGGCTTCGGCTTTTGCCGTGGTCTATACATTCTGACACTGCATGTCTCTCTTGTGTTGTTCCTACTCGTATCACATTAATTCCACAGGAATCACAGAATCAAGCCAGGGTCAACAAATAATTTTATTTAATTATTTAGTTGACCCTAGTTTATTTATCTGCTACCCTAACCCCCTACACCACCCAAGGGTCCACCTATCACTACTCCGCGATGAGCTTGTACTCTCCAGCGAAGAAGGTGATGCCGTCCCCAGGCTTCTCTGAGTTGCTGTCCGGATTTAGTAGCTCCACCTCGCCGAATTCAACGTCGTAAGATATCACGCGATGCTGCGTGCCCGGTGCAAAGTAGGCACGATGTCGTGGGTCGATAGGCTCCGGCCCAAGCTCCAGCATCTCCACAATACTGCCAGGTTCGATACTCATTCTACTTTCTCCTTACTGTACATGCTCGTACCCATTTCAGCTTCCGCCGGGAAGGGCACCTCGCCAATGATACCGTAGTTAGGCCAGAGCTGGTGAATACGCTTAGGTGCATCCTCCATGCACTGCTTAACCAACAGACTCGCCTCACGTCCAACCTCCGGGTTGGCGCTGTCCAGATACAATGCATCGTGCACGTTCGTAATCAGGCACACCTGATTGTCGAACCAGTCACGGGCCAGGAGTGCACGAAGAACCATACCAGCCGCCACCGCCATCAGGAAGAATGCTTCCCCCTGGCACCAGTAGTTAGCCATCTCGGTTTCCTTGTAGTCCATTACCTTCTGCTTACGCTGCCCGGGCACAACTTCCTTCCACTGCTCTTTCTGGCGGAAACTGTAGCGGGCACCGGCTGGGCTGGTCCACGTCCCAATGCGGTAGATTCGGTAGCTGCCGTCGTCAGCTTGCTCCCGGTACATGCGACCCTCCGCACCGGTACGCTCTACCTCTTCCTTGACAACAGCGCGGAATCCGATAGTGTCGGGGAACAGCTTCGCCTCATTATCCAGGAACGACTGCGCATACTCCACTGTACAGCCTGTAGCAAACGCAATCCCTTTAGCCGTAGCCCCGTACTGTGCAGCAAAGCTCGGAGGCTTAATATCCGTACGCTGCTGCTTCCAGTACTTATAGTCCGGCCCATCGGCGTTGTGGCAGAGGTCGTACATCTCTTCGTAGGTTTTGTTCTCCTTGAACGCTAGGCGGTAACAGTGCATGTCCGTGCCGTTCTGCAGCAAACTCAGCAGCTTCCTGTCTCCGGTGTGCACGCAGGACATAACCACCTCAAGAGCAGAGTAGTCAACCTCAGTGATACGACCTCCGGCTCCATACCGGCTTGTAAACATCTGTTTAACTCGGCTAGTTCCGTCTCTAGGAAGATTCTGGAGGTTGGGGTTAGAGCCAGAGAGTCTACCAGTGACTGTACTGCACGTATTGAGCCGGTGGTGGATAATACCGCTTCCATCAGGGGATTGGGGGATAACGTATTGCAACATCCCGGACAGCTTCTTAACTGACCCATCTTCGTTGTACTCCGTTCGCAGGTAGTAGGTTCCCGTGTCCTTCTCCAGAGCGCCTAGCTCGTTTACCAATCGACAGAACTCGAAACCTCGGCGAGCCAGCGCCTCCATTGCGTCAGTGCTGGTGCTGTATACTGGCGTGCCGTCCTGCAAGGTACGTGCCTGCCGGAACTCTCCGCGTTCTGCGTACTTCTCCCGGATAACTTCCGGAAGCTCCTGGATGTTCACTAGGCCCGGACAGAAGTAGAGGTCGTCCTCCCACTTGAGCTTCTCCTCCTCGGTATCCAGGCGGAATACTTTGGGTAGTCCCTTGTTCTTGCCGGACTTATACAGTGTTCTTGGGTATGTCCACTCAGGCTGCCAGTCGGACACATCAATGTACTGCAACGTTCCGTTGACGTCTGCTAAGTATGCGTCGTACTTTACGTACTGAGGAGGGTCATATGGAACCTTCTTGCGATACTTGATAGGCCCGCCGTATACCAGTGCAGACATATGAAAGTCCGAGCCGAAGTTAAAATCCAGCGTCTCCGGTAGGTCCTTCGGGATGTACTGCTGCAGCTCCTGCTTAATCTCGCGGATACGCTGCTCCTGCTCCTCCTGGTTCTTGCGTGCAATTGGCATGTTCACGAACAGGCCGAACCACTCGCAGTACGCCCAAGCCAGCAAGGCATCCATACGCTCCCACACGTACTGCATCTGATTGCGCTGGGCGAACGTAGCGCACTGGCCGTAGAAGCACAGGGCCGTGTTCGGGATGTCCCCGTTAACCAGGTAGTCGTGCAGAAGAATCGGGTCAATCTGGGAGGTTAGCACACCCTGCTCCCAGAGAATCTTAACCCCATCTACTTTGTGCGTGCCACCGTACTTAGGAGCCGTCTCGTCCAGTGACGGATACATGCTCTGAAAGTCCGAGGCGATGTACTCTCCGTGCATTGTGCAGAACACCCTGCCGCCGCGCTTGAGGAAGGACTCAAACTGCTGCCGCCGGTAAGTTAGGAACCAGGAGATTTCGTAGGCAGCGTTGTGTGCTACTATTAGCCAACAGTCTTCTGGGATAACAAGCCAGCTTCTCTCAGCATCTGCACTGCTTCCTGCCAAGAACTCCGCCCTGCTAGCATAGCGAACTGACTGAGTGCTACCAACCGTTGTTGTTCCATCTGCCTGCGTTGTATCAATTCGCCACGCTGACTCCACAACGTAGTTATCCGGGCAGTATGGGCTTGCTTTAGAGCCGTAATATTCATGATTTTGAACCTCTAAATCTATGTGCATTATGCTGGTTGTCATACTACTTGCATCTCCTCTACGTCAAACTCCTCATGCGGGATGTTGTAGTGTGAGCGGATATCGTTCAACCAGTAGGCCGCAAGCTCCGCGTGGTAGCGGTCTTTAAAGCACCCCCACACCCCATTCCCGCGGTCCTCATAACCCCGGCGGAATCCGTAAGTAAGTAGGTATACCTTCATTTCCATTTAGCCCTCCGAGCCTTATTGATAGCCAGATGCACAATCAGCTGGCTGCTGTCCAGCGCGAATCGTTTACGGAAAGTACCTGCAGATGCAGCGTACGCCTTGATTACCTCGTCGTCTAGGTAGTTTATGTCTGACGGTTTAAGCATACTAGTAAATCTCCCAGCAGTGATATAGACCCTACAATATCCCACTCTCTCTGATTGTAGCGTGCCCCGAGTTCCACGGTACAAAATTCCCCGGTAACGCGGTGTCGCACCACGTAACTACCGCGTATAAGTCCTGTGTAATCCGCTTTTTGGATAACCCCTGTATAGTCTACTTGCATAAATCCTCCTAGTGTACCTACATAGCGCCCTCATAGAAGGCGCTAGGGAAGTCACCGGTTAATCTGGCCTTCGTCAAAGCGGCAACGACCCGGCTCGAATCCCACCTCGAATTGCAGGAGCGACTCTTTACCAGACAGTGCCATCTTGTTCTTCGGAGTACTGATACCACGGACGTTTTGCATGTGCGGCTGCTCGTTTCTGTCCAAGCACCCCATCATAATCGCCAAGTCCAAGGCACCCTGTACACCAATCTTGCTCTGCTTCATAGCAGTGAGCGGCGGGAACAGCATGTTGTAACCTTCGAGTGAAAGCTGCATAGTCCCTACGATAGCGCAGTCGTTCTCGCACCCGAGGATGCGCAGCTCCTGCCACTTCGCCTCAAGGTTCTGGTGCTCACTCTCCATAGTGCCGCCACGAATATTCGCCACCATGTCAATGATGATTACCGCGGGGCGCATCTCCTCCATGAGCGTGGATATCTGCGCCATCGTCAAGGAGTGCGCAGCCTTAACACGAATCCGGTCAGCCCTGCCTACTTTCTGGAGGTATGCTGGCACGAACTCTTGCTTACTGTGCCGATCCTTAATCTCAGCCAGAGTCCAGTGCAGCGCCGCTTGATATACCCTCGGCACTGTACGCGTCGCCGGACCCTCGTTAACCAGCCAGAGAATCGGGCGGTCCCCGTATACTTCCGGCTGCTGCTGCATCTGCTCAGCAAAATCCACAGCAATAGCAGCAAGCAGACTAGTTTTACCAGAGTCCACAGGAGCAGCCACTGCGATACAGTCCCCGCCGCGTAGACCTCGGATGTTGCTAGCGAGTTGCTCGAACACGCCAAGTTTAAGACCGCCGCTCTCGTCAGTCGCGGCAAGTATTTCGTCAACACTACCGCTCTCCCATTCAAGCAGCGACTCATGCACCGCAGCACCGTCACCGTACTTGCGCTGTAGGTGCTTCATTTCCAGCAGGTAATCAATCTCCTCGCCGTCTTGGTAGCGCTGCGTCAGCGCCGCCACCTCCCCGCTGTAGGCCAGCTCATTCAGGGTCTGGACAATCCCCACCACAGAATCCTGCGGCACGGCTTGTACTCCCCGCATAAGCTCGTCCATGATTACCCGTTCCTCCCGGGACAGGTGCCCCGCCCGGAGGTTTAGCATGCTCTGCATCGCGTCCCACTGCACCTCCTGGTGCTCCGGGTACGTGTTCCAGTACAGCCCCACCCAGTCCAGTAGGTTCGACGTATCCGGCGCAAGCATCGACTTAGGAATCTGCTCTCGCAGTCGGTTCCATACCTTCTGCGTGCACATTGCACGCACAACTATTAGGTCCAATTAAACCTCCTTTGGAACACAGATTGCTTTGGCGGTATACACCCGAAAGGTGTCGAACTTCTCTTCGAACGCCTTGGCTGCTTTGTTGCAGGCAGCCTCCGTTGTGAACTCTTGAGTGGTTAGCGCAGCGAAGTCTGTGTCGCTAACCGCACTGCCATTAATCGCCATGATTAAAACCCAGATACCCATACTCATTGTAAAGCCTCCAGTATCTCTTTTATTTCTGCGTCCTTCGGGTCCGCAGCGAAGTAATGCTCACGGCACTGCATGAACGGACGCAGTGCTCGGCGCGCCGCCGCTACCCCAGCGTGCCCTGCCAGGTCATTGTCCAGCATCAGAATCACTTCCGGGTGATTCTGTATCAGCCAAGCCCTCAGCGGCGTGGGCAAGCGTGTACCCAGCATAGCTATAGCCTGCACGTTCAACGCACTGTAGCTCGTAACTGCGTGCTGTATCTTCCGGGCTGATAGATAGTCCTCGGTGAGCACGACCTTTAGAGGTGCGGCCGCAGCTACAACCAGTGCTACGGCAGGTGCCGCGGCAGCGAACGGTATTGGCTGGCCGTACATTACCCACTTCGGTTGCTGTCGGGCATGCACTGCACGGCCCAGAGCAGCGCTTCCGACACGGAAGATTATCCGCTGTTTCTCTTTGCTCCATTCTGCATCCTCCACCATTTCAGGCATGATTCCCTTTGTGGTCAGGAATCCGTAAATAAAACTCTGCGTTTCCGCAGGCGCTTGGCTAATGCAAATTGCATCTGCAGGTGCAGAGGGCTGCACCCTCGGCTCTTCCTGTAACTGTATGCGCTGGTACTGCTTGTGCTCCTTGCCCACCTGCTTGCAGCGGTGGCAATAATATTCCCAGGCATCAGGGTTATTGTAGAGCACCCCGGCGGCGTCCCTGCCGCAGCACCGAAAGCGTGCCCTCTGCCCCACGGCCAGGCGCTTGCACGCTCTAAGCCAGGGCTCGTCCATACATCACCCCGGATTATAAAAGCTGCCGTGATACTCTCTGGCGGCTTTGCAGAAAGCAGTATGAGCCTCGTCCTCTGACTTGAACGTGCCCAGATAAATGTGCTTCCCGTTGACCCG